CCATTACGTGATATTTGACACGATACACGATTACCCCAATCAAACTTTCCGTTAATTGATTGTTGTATAGATTCTATTGAGAAATTAGTATGACGACGATATACTACTTTAAAGAAAGTAATTTGAGGATTTCCAGTTAAATATACATCTTGTGCTCCATAAGCAACTAATTGTAATAATCCACCACCCATTTTTAATTATTAAGCATATAAAAAATTAACTTGCAAAAAGTATTTAAATATGATGAAAGAAAGATGTAGTAAGAAAAGAATACACGTTGTAGATAATACTAAAGAAATCTCAACCCTAGATGATATTCATATTAATAGCATAAAAAAATTTGAAGTTAAAAATAAAAGAATTGAAGAAATAACCGAACAAATTAATAAATTGAATATCATATCAATGACAGACATTTCTTGGTTATCTAACGTTGAAATTAAAGAACAAATTAAAGATTATACAAGTGAGTTAGATAAGCTTAATAGTGAAAATGAACTTGATTATTACGAAAATGTTGGAGAAATATTGTTTAATTACTATGATATAGTTAATCAAAATGTTGGAGTTAAACAAGTTAATCCTAAAAAATATACTATTTTAGAAGCACTTAATATTGAAATGGACAATAGTAATTCAATAGGAGAGTATAAAGATAAATCTAAATTAGTTAATGAATATTTAGCAATAACAGACAATAAATACATCAATCATATGAATGGTGAATTTACTAACTCTAAATGTCTTAATTGTAATAACGAAATGACTAATTTAGTTCAAGAAGCATTAATAGTATGTTTCAGTTGTGGTTATCAAGATGTTTTATTAGCAGAACAAAATAGACCTATAATGTTATATGATAAGAAAGACGGTATTCATTATAGTTATAAACGTATTAATCATTTTAGAGAATGGATATCACAAATACAAGGGAAAGAAAGCACTGATATACCAAACGAAGTATTTGAAAAAATACTAAATGAACTTAAAAAAGAGAAAATTACTGATACTACTAAACTTACACCTAAGTTTATGAGAACAATATTAAAAAAATTAAGAACACATAAATATTATGAACATACCGCATATATTATTAATAGAATTAATGGTATTCCACCACCTCAATTTTCACCAGAATTAGAACAAAATCTATCTAATATGTTTATGCAAACGCAACCTTTATTTATTAAATATGCACCTGCAAATAGATTAAACTTTATTTCATATTCTTACATTTTACATAAATTTTTTTTAATTTTAGATATGCCGGAATACCTCGCTCTATTTCCATTACTTAAAAGTAGACAGAAAATTGCTCAAAATGAAGAAGTTTTTAAGAAAATATGTAAAGAGTTGAAATGGACTTGGATTCCTAGTATTTAAAAATGATTTCGTTAATTGTAAATAATAATGTATATCATCTTTGATACTGAAACTACTGGTTTAATACCTAAAGATTCTTCAAATAATTACTATCATTATACAAATACTTCTAAATATAATAATGCTAGAATGATCCAAATTAGTTATGAAATATTAGATCACACTTTAAATGTTATTGCTACAAGAAGCTTTTATATTAATGAAGTAGATACGGTTAGTAATTCTCAGTTTCATAATATTACAAAAGAATTATTAGAAAAAGAAGGTATAAGTATGACTCGGTTTTGTGATATATTTACTGAAGATCTTAATATTTGTTCTAGAATTATAGCACATAATTTACAATTTGATTATTTCATTTTAATGAGTGAATTATATAGATTTGGATTTGCTGATATTATTAATAAAATTAATTTATTGAAATTAATCTGTTCTATGAAAAAAACTAGACATTTTGTTTGCCATAATAAAAAATATCCCAAGTTATTGGAATTATATAATTACGCAAATAATAGTAATCTTAAAGAACTACCAAATGCACATAATTCAATGTTTGATGTTATGTATTTACGTATTGCTCTAGTTAAACTTAAGAGTAATAATATATTTGATATATTTATGTGCGAATAATTATATATTTCAATTATATTTTTCATTAAATAAGATTATGACTGATAAACTTGATTTTTTGGTAGAAAACAAGAATGAATATTTAGAACATTTAACTGATATTTCTACTATACCTATTTGTAAGTTCTTTGTTAATATTGCAAACAATTGTAGTTCATTAAAAGAATTTCAAAAAGAATTAGTATTATTAACAAAGTGGAATAAACAAAAACAAGATGCTAAAATGAATACTATTCATAAATTAATTGAAGAAGATCAGGCAACACCTCAATATATGTTAAAATTATTATCTGAAATTATTTCTAAAAGTATTAAAATTAAAATTATTGAACATAAATCTATTATTAAATCATTAAAAGTATATATTCCTGAATGGTATGAATTTTTATATAAAGTATGTATATTAGCATCTAACATATTTTGGAAAAATCCAGTTTTATTTTATAAAAAAGTATCTTCTATTGAAAGACAAAATAACATTAATACTATTGAAAAAATAACTAAAACCTGTATTAAGAATGCTGTTAGATCTTTTATTCCTTTAAATAAAATTATTAATGAATTAACTGATATTACAGGAGGAGGAGAGATTAATATTACTAATACTCAAACTTTAGTAGAAAATGAATATGATAGTGATGAGGATCTAGATGCAAATAGTGATGAAGATGATGAAGAACAACTAGAAGAAAATAGTGATGAAGATGAAGAAGAACAATTAGAAGTAAATAGTGATGATGATGAACAACTAGAAGAAAATAGTGATGAAGATGATGATGAACAACTAGAAGCAAATGGTGATGAAGATGAACAACTAGAAGCAAATGGTGATGAAGATGAACAACTAGAAGCAAATGGCGATGAAGATGAAGAAGAACAACTAGAAGCAAATGGTGATACAGAAGATGATGATGAAGAACAACTAGAAGCAAATGGTGATACAGAAGATGATGATGAAGATGTTCAATATAGATATGAAGCCACTGAAGATGTTCTAGATGATACAAAAGCACCTGATAATATAGAATATGAAGGTGATAAAAACAGCTATTCAATTAAACAATCTAAACTTGATGATGAAATAGTAAAACCTGTTGTTATTTTAGAAAAAACTAAAAAACCTTTAAAAGATGAAATAGTAAAAACAGAGGAAGCTTTAGAAGATGAAATAGTTAAACCTGTTGTTGTCTTAGAACAAACTGAAGAATTATTAGAAGATGAAATAGTTAAACCTGTTGTTGTCTTAGAACAAACTGAAGAATTATTAGAAGATGAAATAGTTAAACCTGTTGTTGTTTTGGAAAAAACTGAAGAATTATTAGAAGATGAAATAGTAAAACCTGTTGTTGTTTTGGAAAAAACTGAAGAATTATTAGAAGATGAAATAGTTAAACCTGTTGTTGTCTTAGAACAAACTGAAGAATTATTAGAAGATAGCAAAGATGATGATGAAATTGTAATGAACAATAAAGATATTAAAGTAATACGTATAAACAAATCGTTTTTTTAAGATATAAAACACTAAATGTATTATGTATATTCATTATGTATAGCTTTAATAATTTTTATAATTATTAGTAGCTTTGAAAAAAAACAAACAATTACTGTTAAAGATTTATTAACATTTATAATTTTATATATTATTATTACTTTTGCTGTTTATTATATATATTCTGCTATGGATAAAACAACTACACCAATTGAATCACAACCGTCGTATATTCCTGAAACTATACAAACTGGTTTTAATATTGTTTCTTCTTAACTGTAATTTTACAAGCATTTTTACTATTTTTTATTATAATATTGGGATCATATTGTTCATCTTCTTCTTTTTCATCATCATAATTACTTAATTTTTCTTTTTCATCTTGTATTGATTGCATATCCCATAAAGCAGAATCGCATAATTTAAAATTTTTATTTGGATCTGCTTTATACCAAAAAACTTGATCTTCTAATCTTGATCCAGATGCTCTATTATCTATTACCATACAACCGTAATCTTGTGTAACTTGTTCTAATACTTGTTCAAATACTTGCAAACTAGGAAACATTCCAGCATAATGATCATATAGCCTTTCTTTATTTTTTTTAATATTTTCTTTAAAAATAAAAACATAATCAATATTTGTTCTTAAAGCAGGACTTATACCCATAGGGAATTGCATTGTTAATAAAAATAATATTTTATAATGTCTTCCATTCATAAATATTTTACGTATATTTGCATCATTTGTCCAAGTTTTATCATACATTGCGTCATCCATTACTAAAAAAGATCTAGGATCTATAGATGTATGTCCATAATTTTCCAATTCTTTTTTATATTTTCCTGATATCTTTTGTTGTCTTTGAACATATTTATTTATCAATTCAGGAGAATATTCATCGTGTATTAATAATTTTGGTATAAAATGTTGAAAATATGAATTGGCGTGTTCTGTTGGCGATATTACCATTCCAATAGGAATATTTGTATGATATGATAATATATCCTTAATACATACACTTTTACCTCTATTACGTGCGGCTATAGCAACAATAACAGAATCATCTTTTATTTTTTTTGGATCAAACTTCTTTAATTCTAATCTAAATGAAGGTTTATTACCTGATTTCATTTAATCTTATGTTATACATTTTTAACTTCATCCTTTCGCACTTAACCAAGGATCTTCTTTATCATTAATAACATCGCTTATTTGTTCAACAGATTGGTCTTCTTCTTTTATTGATTTTATGGCATCAGTTCTACGACTATCAAATACTATATCTTTATTTTCTTT